TCTACCCACTTTTCATTGAACCATTTGCTAAGACTCATCTGAATATCTTTATCAAAATAATAATCAGTATGACAACCTGAATAGCATCAATGACAGGAACGCCAATCAACTGTACTTACCTCCCATTCTCTTGTACTGCTGAACAAGCTGACCGGAGGCATAGGCAGAAGGCCACTTTTTGACCCTTGCCTTAACAATAGACTTTGCTCGTGCATACAGTTTGGGGTTAGTAGGTTTAGCCACCTTGTTTCCTTCCAACTTCACAACGCTTCTTAATCACAGCAACAATCCACCTTGCGCCTTCTGCGTGGGCTAGAGTTTCGATTCCCACCCCAGCAGGGTAGATGTTATTCGTCGTGATAGATTCCAAGTACGATAAGAAGTCTCTTCCAACCCCCGAGCCAAACAAAGCGTAGGCTTTGCTATTAAGGTCTTTATCAACTTCTTTAGAATATCCTCTGCCATCAATCGAGACATTTATTTTTTCCTTCACTGCTGAATCCCTTGTTGCATCAATTGTTGCATTGTCTGCACATTGGCTTCTACTTGGCCTTGGTCAGCAAGAAGCTCTTCCATAATACCAAACTTTTGGGCAAGGTACTTAACCACATTCTCCTGATTATACAGAACTGGCGTAATCTCAGGACCGAATGTAGACGCTATTGTCTGCTGGAACCTTACAAAGTCAGATACGTCTTGTTGATCTTGAGCCCTCAGAAGGGGGGACACAGGAACGATTCTAAGCTCACGACCATCGACTTTTGGTATGTCGATAAGCCCTTGGTCGCTGTAGATCTTCGCAATGCGCTCAACAAGAGGCTGTAAGAACTCTTTTTGCATACGACCAGCAACAGCACCCATGTCTCTTGACACATCTGCCAGACGCTCAGACACCTCAGTAGCTGATAGAGGCGTTCTTGCATTTGGCCTTGTATCAAGCTCGTCAATAAACAACGCTTTTCTAACATTGCGGCGCATGTCATCTAGGATAAGCTGTCCGACATCAAACCGTGACGGAGACTGCAATGTGTCAATGCTGGAGCCGGGGCTTCTTGGGATAAAGGTTCCGGGCTGAATTGTAATATTGTCAGGATTAAACACCCCATCATCGTCATACACATATGAGCCAGCGATAGCCATCTCAGCATTCTCAAGTATCAACTGAACTGTAAGGTTCAAAGTCTTGATAGCTGGCATTGCTTGCAAAACAGGGCCACGACCCCAAACTTCAAAGCCTGACTTTGACCAGCGTGTCGTAATCCAAGGAACTGACCCACGACCTTTCAATGTCTTCTTGATAAGAATTGCGTTATCGGTTTCAGACACAAGATAATATGTGTATTCGTCCTTAAACCTGTCCTTCTCGTCATACATCGTAGCTTCGATGATTTTCGTCTTCCGATTTGGATCACGCTTTTGGATCTGAAGCATCTTATCAGTAAATTGAGCGTCAGGGTAACGGTGCTTTACTTCAGTAAGCTCCATTTCATTGTTCCAACGGAACCAGTCGCTAACTCTGTCCATAGAGCCTGACAACAAAGCCAAGTTGGTAGGGGGAACAGCAGTAAAGTGCAGATCGCCAAGGAAACGGCCTTCCTCACACAACAGATTCATTGTGCCAAGACCAAGATCTTGCAGACCTTCGTGAAGCTCAGCATTAAAGTTTGAGTTTCTCAGGCCTTCGTGGAAAAGATCAGTAATACGATCAAGCTCCTGCAAAAGTCCCTTTGTTATTGCTTGTTTTGGGAACTCCGGCCCCGGAGCAAGCTTAAATGCCCTCCCATTAGGAGGAAAGAACCCAAGCTGGAGCCGTGATGCAAACTTGGGCAATCCAACAACAGCAGTTTCGTCATATATGTTCTCAGTGCGTCTTGCGGCGGCAGATTCTTGGAAAAAGCTTTCTCTGTGCGGGAGAACGTAATCATACATCTCTTCCCACAAGTCAGTCCAAGAAGACCAGCGACCTTTGGCCTTCTTATACCTTTGCATAATGCGCTTTAACTCGCCCGAATCTTTTCCGTCTGAAGGCGGTATTGGGTTTCCGTCTCCATTTTGCACCGTTCTCATGCTAACTCCTTATGGATTTACCCATGCTTTTGCTTGTGCGGAAACCTTGGAATCCCACAACATCTTCTTCCTGAAGACTGCGCTGACCAACAAGATTGGCTCTACGCTTTCTTTCTGATTCTGCTTTTCTATTCGCTTCTGCCTTTTTCTCAGCTTCAAGACGAGCCTCTTCTTCAAGTCTTGCTTTTTCTAAAGCTGGATCCGGCCCCGGCGTACTAGGTGACATAAAGCCCATAATAATCTCCTATTCACGCTCAAAAATGCGCTTGGCACCATTTTTAATCAATTCACAATAAAGCTGGTATGGCGTTAATATCCAAGGGCTTCTAATGCCCGCAAAATGCTTAGCAATGCTAACGCAATATGTCCATCTTGGAATATAGGTCATAGTGCTTTCAACCTCACAGTCTAAGCATATGCAGTTTTCAATCAAATACCCAACAAGACAATCAGCATCCTCACCTTTATATGTATCAACCACGAAACGCTGACTAGCGCACTCAAACTTAAACCAAATGTCATTATCCACATCGTAGCTAATAACGAAAACATGACCAAAGCCTTTTCTGTGAGATGTGAACAGTTTCCATGGTCCCACATTCCCTGTGTCTTCAAAGCATATTATTAGCTTCATAGCGCCCTTGCATACCTTGACCGTCTATTCCTTACCTTCTGACGCTGGAAAGGGTTTCCTACTCTCTCTACAGTGGCGGGGGTAGGACGACTACCTACACCGCTAATCACTCTACGACCCTCACCGCCCCCTAAAAACGCATACTGCAAAGCATCGTGAGGATGGGAGAACCTGTTCTTGCTAGGAACTTCCTCATAGCTTTCCTTGCCCATATGGTACTGCCGCTTATATTGATAGCCGCCTTCAAATCCACCAATTAGCACAGTGCAAGTCGGGCTAACAGTAAGTGACGGATAACCGTCAACCATCCTGTTAATTACCCCTTCCACAGCTTCTACACGCATAACCCTGTCGTTGCTTGGTGCTGGATGAGCATTTATGCCAGCCGCCCTTAGAATCATAAACGGCGTTTGCTCACTTGTCTGCGCCATTTGGTTTCCGGCTGGATCTCCAACAAACTTAAACTCTAGTCCATCCCAATTGTTCTTTGAGATTTCACGTTTGAGGACTTCTGCAAACCTTCCGGCTCCCATATCTTGCCCGATAACCTCATGGAAGACCGTCCACTTTCCTGAGTGCAACTGCTGGGTGAAGATAGCCGATGGCGTCCTGCCAAAGTCAATGCCGACGATAACCTCTGTACCGACCTTGGGTTCGATGGGTGACTTCGCAACATGCGTCTCCTTCCTGAAAGATGGATAAACAGGCTTTCCGTCAAGCAAAGCTTGATATTCGTTAAGCACATATACCTTAACCCAGCTAGGCGCTTTACCCAAAATGATCTTATCGTAGTAATCTGGCTGGATATTGCCCTGATTCTCTGCTTTTGGGTTTTTTTCATAGCCAGTTATGTTGCCGTCTTTGTCTTTTACCTCTTTCATGGCCCCCGGTTGAGAGAAAAACGTCCAATCATCTGGCTTTACAAGCAACATTTTCTCTTCATTTGACATATATTCGGGTGCTGGGGCCTCTCCAGACATAATTGCCCACCAATGCGTCTCGTCAGGGCTGTTCGTATCCATAATAACGCCAAACCAAGAAGGCCCACCGTCTCTCATTGACGGAAAACGACCAACACGCATCGTGCAAGCATCAACAATCGACTTTGGTATCTCTCTGGCTTCGTTAATCCACACCGCCGTAAGCTCAAGACTGAGCAACTTCTTTACATCCTCTTGCTTGTCCAAAGCCAAGAAGATGACTTCTGACTCCACAGTGGTGCCATCACCAAGCGCAAAGCTGACATGATGCGTATATGGCGGCGACCAGACGAATTTGCCTATATCATCCGAAAACCAGTCACGCCATGTCTTGATTGTCGTGGTCTTTAACTGAGGATTTGTGTTTCTTATAACCGCAAACCGTGTTCGGCGCACATTATTAGCGTTAGGCTGTTGATTAACAGCAATACGCATAAGCTCCATACAACTAGCAACAGACTTGCCAGAACCAACAGGCCCACGGATTCCTCTAACAAAAGAGCGATCTTTCATAAACGCCTTGGCTACTGGCCCCGGCGGTTTGTAATCTAACTTCACTGGCCCCCACCAAAGAAAACTCTCTGTCGAGCAGACCCAGACCCCGCACCCAAAGCGGCAATTCTTTTCTTTTTCGCCGCATCACTCAATGTAGATGTCTGGGTGACAGAAGTGGCCTTTGGCGCAACTACAGTCTCTTCAACACCACCAATTGTTTTGTCAATCTTCGCGCCTGTTGGTGTGTATCCAGACTTTCCAGTAAATGTTGTTACAGGAACACCCATAACGTCTGTCGTCTTAACAACGCCAGCAACATCGCCAACATAACCCATGCCAGAACCAGCGGGAGGCTTAGTTGCACTAATTTGACCAATGCTTCCAGATGGCCCTTGTCTAGCTTCACCGCCCTGAGTGCCAACAGCAAATCTTTGGCTTGCTAACTCTGCACTTGACCTCATCCCCGGGGCTTCTGTGTAACGCTGACCCTGCGGAGCAAATGATGTTCCAGCTTCTGCAACAGCCGCACCGCCTGCCTCAAGAGCCCTTTTCTGTCTTGCAAGGTTAGATTCGCCCATAATCTTAGCGGCTACACCGCCAATGGTAGGAATCTTCGCAAGTGGACTTTCCGTTATCACCTTCTGTCTAGCAGATAACTGAGCTTGTGCGGCAGGAGTATCTATGACCTCGGCACCAAATGCGACCTTTGCAGTCGATACTGGCGTTGGCTTCGGTTCCGGTTTGGGAGCTGGTTGTTTTGGTTCAGCCGCTACTGGAGGAACTACCTTCGTTGGCGTTACCTTCCTAACCGCAACAGCAGGCTGTTTAAACCTACCCCTTTCTACTCCTCGATTCTTGTCACCGCCACCAGACGGACCACTACTGCTACCCATAATCGCCTCCTAGACAAAAAAAATATTTTTAGCAAATGCCCTGAATGAGTCTATTGCGTGTGTGGTTGACCTTTCTTTGGTCCTTGCCCTGTT